AGATATCTGCCATGACACTAAGGGCTAGATCCCTTTTATGGTCACTGGCATGTTCAGGCATATTATCTACATAATGTTTTGAATTCTCTTTGTAGGTTATCCATTCAAGATTGTTCACATTGCAGTTACTTTTGTCCAAGTCTTTATGATTGACTATCAAGCCTTTTTGGTAGGTATCTAGTAAGAATGCTTTTGCAACTAAAGTATGACAATTTCTGTACATGTTCTTGCCGTTTGCACCTCTTAAATTAACACCCCAATAACCACCATCATAAATTCTTCTACTTAGATATCTGTTACTTTTATAACTATACACATTCCCATTTTCATCTACTGAATAGTCTGGGAATTCTTCTATCACTTTTAGCATTATAATCTCCTTCAATGGAGATCAGGTACATTCCTAACGGATTACCTAATCTTGACACATTTTTACTTTACCAAACACATTACTGTTTGCCCTAACCTATATTACTATGGTCAGTTAGTAGTGTCAAGCTCTAAAGGTTTTCCCGTTTTAACACATTTTATTTAGACACATTTCTGTGAATGGAACCAAAACTTAATTCCTCCGAATTATCCATAATACTCGTTAAATATTATCACACTAATGTGTACCTACATTGCTGTAGGGATAGACTATATCATCTACCTTATAGGTAGTTTCCTGTTTCGATTCCACTTAGAACCTACACCCTTGCAGGTTAGTCTTTGAAGGTTGTTATCCTGAGATAACCTTCCCTGCTGATTGTCTTATTACTATAAGATATCCCAGCAATTAAAGAAATAATTGATAACTATTACTAGTTAAAAGGCCAAGGATTTAGCCGATACAACACCTTTCAATTCTGTTAATATTAGTCGTTAGTTAATATATACCTTTTGGTATCTCTATATTACTATAGATGTTCAGACTATATCTTCACTACTTAGTAGTGCATTACGTTTCGATACCACTTAGTACCTACATCCTATCGGATTAGTCGTTGAGGGCCACCTAGATTATTCTAGACTCCCTGCTGATCACCCAAGTTGGGCTTCCCAGCATATATAATGTTTTACATGAGCTAAGGTTAACTCATCCTATACACCCTGTATTACTACAAGGATTAGACTATATCTTAACCTTCAACTTAATGTTAAGGTTATTTACGCTTCGAGGATAATTTACTATCACCCCCTACACTCTTACGAGTTAGTCTTTACACGTTCCTCTTATATGAGGCTTCGCTCGGTATTGTCCTACTTCCTTTTAGGAGTTTCACCGAATTCATAAATTTAATTATTCATCATATTTCTATGAAGCCAAACAATGATTTATTTGTTGCAAAGCGTTTGTCTATGGACTATATCTTAATCCTAAAAGGATTCCTTATTTTCGATTAAACTATATAATCTACACCCTAACGGGTTAGTCTCTGAAGGTTCTTACTAAAGTAAGATTCCCTGCTGATTGTCTCTAATGAAATATCCCAGCAATTAAAAAGGTTTTACATTTAATATTACTATTAAAAGGAGCCACAAACCATTCAGCTCTTGTACTTTCTTCTGCACTTAATCCCAACAAAGTACTCATTTCTGAAATACCTGTAAATGCTTTCTTTGTATCCTCCAGACTCATCTTCCCTCGTGCAGATAACATCTTGGCAAAGTTCTTACCACTTGACGCTAATCCTAACCCCAGTCTGTATGCTTCGTCCCTGACGAACTTGAAGTTATCACCTGCTTCCTTGGAGTTTGTACTTACTGCCAACATTGTATTACTTACAGATTCGAAATCCTGTCCTACTCTGGTAATACCTACACCTAATCCTGCTACTGCGAATGCTGATAACATATTACCTGCAAACTGTTTACTGGATGCTGACATACGTTGCATGAGGAAGTTCTGCTTGTGCATAGAACGCTCTGATTGCCTCATGACACGGAGTCTTTCCCTCTCCATAGCAATGAGTAACCTAACTTCTTTTGCAGTCCTAGCCTTAGCTACAGACTCTCTCAATGCAGCTTGAGCTAGACGTTCTTGTTCATTGGTAGCAGCTTTTAGATTCAACCCTGATCTACCAAAAGTTTCTTTGGCGGCACCTAGATTAGTTACTCGTCTACTCTCCATACGAGCTTGTCTATTTAACTCTGCTTCTCTGGCTTTAACATGAGCATTGTTGTTAGGTAAGCTTGTTGGTATTCCAGCCTTAGCTCTTTCTACTGCAGCTTTTTTCTCAAACTTTATGTTCTGTTTGATTGCTGATACATGAGCCTTAGATAAATCCTTTTCTCGTTTAACTTTATTATTGTATTCTTTATTTAAATACTTCTCACGTTCCTTGTGGTGAGCATTCATCATCTTCTGATTAGAACGGGTGGAGGCTTCTTGTTTCTTACCAAAGTTCCCCATCTTCTTCTCGAAGTCTTGTAACTTTTTGAGTGCGGTATCAAACCCTACCTCCACCGTATACTTTACAATTTCCTCTGCCATGGTTATTTCCCCTTATGTTGTTACATATTTCCTGATACTTTACTCATCATATTTCTCTTATCTTCAGCATTCTTGTTATCCATTTCTGCTGCTTGTCTCAAGTCGTTATAATAATCTACTAATGATGCCAACTCTAAAAACTCTTCCACACTATATTCCCATTTAAGAGTGCTTAATGTTTCACTACAATATTCAGAGTTAGCAATCATAAAGAACATACTATCTACTGCGAAGTTTTCTCTTTGCTTGCTGGCGTACTCGATGACGTCCCACTGATTTCTTCGTTTATATCTTTCTTTAAGTTCTCGACTATATCTTTCATTTTTGGACTCAGCAACGCCATTACTTTCTCTATCGAAGTACGAATCATAGCGTTGCCCCACAAAAAATCCTTAAAGTTTTCCGTGAATAACCAGAACAATACCTCCAAGTAATCTCCATTGTGGTCATCAAAGTGATCCTCAATAGCATCCATACTCATTTCTTCGCCTTTGATCATTAAGCTACCAATCATCTTACGACTTAAATCATCGAAGTGTTCTGGTGTTACATGAGAGGTTAACATGGTGAGCATCTTACCGAATAAGTTAGATGAAGGTTCCATATAATTATCATCACGTTCTTGCTTCTCCATTACAGCATCAATACCACTTCCTGCTGCTGGTGATAACACTGTGATGAGTTTAAATCCTTCCTTCATAATATCGTATGTTGACATCTTACTAGCCTTGTACAAACGTTCCTCTCCGTCTGCACCAGTAATAAGTTTACTAATAATTCTTTTGTTATAACGTGTAGCCATTTATTTCTCTCCTTAAAAGAATAAAGGAGGCTATGAACAAGCCATATCCTCCTTTAAAGTATTGTACTATTTAGTTAAATCCATAAACCAATTGTTGCTGTGACCTTGTTGATATCACTTGTAGCAATGAATGATTCACATGTCCAAGTCCAAGTCTTATCGCCCATAACACCAGCGAATGATTGAGTTGGTTGTCCAGTTAGTGTTGCGTTACGTGCTACAAAGTTTGCTGATAAACCAAAAGTATCTACACAATAGAATGTACCAATCTTTGGACGAACACCACGCTTAGTCTGTTCTGCTGCAATCTCTGCCAACTTCTGATTCAAGGGTGCTGTTTGTTTAAGTGTTAGAGTAATTACTGCACCTTGTGGGGACAATTTACTAATACCCATCTCACCATCAGAACTCCAGCTAATTTCTGATAAGTCACCAACTGGGGTGAACTCTAGGAAAGCACCATCACCAACACGTCCGTGATCTAGTACGATACCTTCCCAAGCTGCCTCAATTGATTTAGCTTCATATAATAATGACATTTATAATCTTCCTCTTTATACTAGCTCTGCAGCTTCATAAGTTAAGTTACCGTTAACGATAATAGTATTTACTGCGCCAGCTAAATAACCTGTCCATTTTACGTTATCTAGGATACGTGCTACTTTCTCTGAGAACGGAATTTCAGTTAGGTAATCTGGCATTGTTGCACCGATATAACCTGATAAGAAACCTACGTCTACCGCACGATCTAATACTGAGTTAATAGTGCTGATAACTGCACCAGCTTCAGTGAATGAAACCTTGCCACCCTTCTGGTTCAATAGTAGGTTTAATAGTGCTACTTCAATTTGGTCGTTTAACCAGTCACTTCCAACGACCACATCCAGCCATTCTCCACCAACTGTCTTACCTTCACGATAGAATGCAACTTTACGTTCCTCTCCCATCCAACCACCATTACGGTCATCAATGTAACCTTGTAGGCGAGTAGGTAATTTCTTGCCAGTAACTAAATCTGCTGCAACTGGAACACCAGTAGTTTGCATGAACTTATAGTTTACTGAACCAGCTTGATATGGGGAGTTGTAGCTAAAGTTACCAATCTCTGGGAATACTGTATCTGCTGCATGGTTCCAATCGCACACTGTACGGAAGTACTTAAGCGCTTTCAATTCACCGATAACATCAATCGCTGGGTCAACTACTGGTTTAATAGTGTCGGCATCAGTTGTTGATGTCCAATAGATTTTAGGGAAGTTACCACCACTTGTAGCTTCAATCTCAGCAGCCATAGCTAACTGGAAGGCTTTAGCATGGTCTTCAGAAGATAAGCAGTACCAATCATTCTCTTCATCTTGAATTGCTTGTAGCAAGTCTGCTGCTGTCTCTGTAGTGATATATGAGTCAGAAGTTTTAACAAAATCTTTAACTACTACAGTGAATGTAGCATCAGCTTCAACTTCAACAGTATCACCTGCCGCAGTGAATGTAGTGTTAGCTGGAGCTAAACCTTCCCAAATGGCAGCAATAGATGCTTTGGTTGCAACTGCTGCAGTAGCTGTGATTGGTGTAGTAGAAACTAAAGCACCTGCTGCATCGTATACATTTACATTGAAGCTATATACATTACCAATAACCACATCCTCTGATGGAGTCATTACAGCAGTATCCGTTTGACGACGACCTAGGTATACTCGACTTGGGGCTGGGTTCTGACTAAATGCTAAACGTGCAGCATTATATGAGTTTGAACCTGATGGGATTGCATCATCATCACGAACTTCATCCCATGAACCATATGAGCGAGTACGCTCAAAAAAGTAATTGTGTGCTGCTACGAATAATGGGAAGTCTAATGAAATCCCTTCAGCACTAGTTGTGTTTCGAGTAATAGAACTCGATACCGAATCTTGGTATGGCATTTTAACTCCTGAGTGTTATTTGTTGTGAAATTTTATTAATTGATTATGACCATAAGAATGGTTCCGACCAGTAGAACGACACATCATTTACTGTGAGGGATGCACTTACACTCTCTATATTGCCTTTGTTTGCACTAGTGACAATTACTTTAAATGTAGATTCATTATCTGATGAATAAACTGTGGTTGAATATGAGTTACTATTGCTACTATCTACTGCAATAACTCCATTCTTGTACCAGTGATATATTAAAGGTTCTTTTGAATTAACCTCACAAGAAAAAGTTATTGTGTCAAATTCATCAGCAATAATATCTTGAGGTTGTACTAAGAATGTTAAAGATAACCCACTGGAATAACCGCCACGTTTATACTTAGTCTGAGGTGTCTCTAGTGTTATAGTTACACCTGCGGATGATTTATATGTCATGAAGTTACCTGTGTGTTATTAAGGAACAACAGAAGTTACTGAACCTTGCACTATAGTAGGATTAGTGTCTTCATCGTCAAGCTTCACATCTCCTGTCCAATTGATAGTGTCAAAACTAAGTGCGTCATAATCAATTAATCTATCAACACTACTAAGTTTTAGTTGCATTGTGCAGATATCATGATATGATGTTGATATTAAATCAGGGGTTGAACGTATAGGGTTCATAAACTCTAATACAGTAAACACCTCATCCCTTAATCGCTTTCTATGTTTATCTAGCATTAAACCTTTACGTATCTCTCTAAGTAATCTATGAGCGTTACCTTTATCATCATAAGTTGATGCTGGCATACTCTCAGTACGTAAAGTAATATTAAAGTTGGTGAGTTTATCTTCGTATTGTGTGGTGACCGTGATAAGATTAGGTGGATCAGAAGGATCTTCTATTTCTACATCAATCAATCCAGCGTCAATAGTAATACCGTCATTATCAATACTACCTTGATAGTTTAATGTGACGTAAGGTAAAGGTGGTGTGTTACCAGAAAAGTTTGCAATGATAATGGATTTAGCTCCACCACTATTAGGCAGTTCAGATAAATTAGCACCAACAATATCTTCTATGACATTAGATAAAGTTTGCATTACTGCAAAGTGATCAAATTGCCAAGCATCGTTTAGACTCATTTTTGTTCCACCCTAACTGCCAAGTAAACTTGATGTGATGGTATTAATGAGAAAGAACTATTAGCATCCCACTGTTCCTTATCCATCACCATGTACTTAAAAGTAGTTGGATTCAAATCTGGATCTTTCAGTGTGATTAAATCAGCATCTGATAAATTACCTTCAATATTATTATACACCTTCAAGTCATATTCAGTATAAATAATTACTGACTCTGCAGATGAAGTACCTTGTGGTAATATAAGTGAAGTCTCCTCCCTATTATACGGTTCAACTAGTCCAGACTTCTTACTAACAACTGGAACACCTTCAACCCACACACGATTAATATACTGACCTGTCCTACTGATAACCCACATATCGCTATCTTGAATTAAAGTAAACACTTTACTAATCCTATGTTGATGTGGTATATGTTCATGGTAGCATAATTATTAATAATACTCAAGGGTCTACGGTAGGTAGATGAGATTATGGAGTAACCACTGTCTCTCCATTAAGGGAATAAGATAGGTTAGCTTGTAACTCCCCTGTCCAGACTAAGGGTGCATTACCGACTCGATTATCAAGTTGTTTCAAATACTGTGTAAAAGGTGCGTTAGCCGTTAGTTTACTTAGGTCAGCAAAACCATCACGGGTATCTTGTACATACTTACCTGCCACCTTCTCCATCAATATAGTAGCTGTTATTTTAGGGGTTTTTGATTTTATATTACTAAAGTATAATTTAAGTTGATTTTTCAGTAACATATTCTTGTTAAGTGGTGCCCACATTGAGAAAGTGTCATTTAGTATTGGTCTTGGAGGGATATGTGCGGTATCAGATCCATATGATAAAATAGCAAATAAATTTGGGTATGTTAGTCCAGAATTGTGAAATCCCTGTGATTGCCAATAACCCACCTCAAACTTCTTCTTATGTAGCTCTTTAAATCTTTTGACTAAATTCGGGATATTATTCTTTTTTAGGACTAGCATTATAAGTCTCCTTGTAGTGTACTTCATTATACCAGTTTTACCTTCCATACAAAATAGTTGTTGACAGTATAGTGTTGGTAGTTTATAGTTCAATTCTTGAATAGATAACCAATTAGGAGTTTATATGAATTTACGTAACATGAGTCTTGAGGAAAGAATTGCAGTAACTGAATACGCTGTTGAGGCTAACAGTTTTGAAAGTATGACCTTATGGAAAGAATACAAATATACTGTAGATTGGGTTGACTGTTCATCTGGTTATACACAGATAGTCGAAGGTGGTGGGTTTGTTTCACTATTGTGGAGTGTACTTGATGGAGTACCAGTATTATTTTATGAAATCACCAGTGATGAAGTTATACATAGTGTAGTGGAAGAATACATTAAAACAAATTTTAACTTGAATGTATTAGATACTGCTAGTACTTTCCACAGTATCATTAAGGATATTAAGGATAGAGTATGAAACGTGAAACAGGTTATTATTTAGTAATTGAGGATGGAGAGTTGAGTATCTTATGGTATTACTCTAGGTCAAAGAAGTTTTACTATCCTACAGATTCATCATCATGTATGGAAGATAACCTTCATTGGGTATCGCCTACACCATTAAATTTAGAATTACTTAAGGAGAGTTACAATGACTAATGTACTTGATCTATACTACAACCACCCTAAGAAATCTTCTACGTATGAAGTTGATCACTTAGATTGGAACAAAGCTGTACTTGCAAATGATAAACGTAAACTTCGTAATATATTACGCAATGTTGGGGTGGTTGGTAAAATTGAGGAAGTTGTCAAATGAAACTAAATCAATGGGAAGTAGTTAAACATACACAAGGTACCATTGTTTGGTATACAGTAGAGAAAGTGGTTAAAACTTGGTTTGGTTTATGTAATAAAACTATTCACAGTAAAGATATGTTTGGTGATGTAGCGATATTCCGCATGTACATAAGTGCTCTTTCTGCTAAAGTTAATGAAGAATTAAATGACTTACCAATTAATAAGGAGATTGTAAAGTGATCAGTAAATTAGATAAAGTTAAATGTTTCTTCGGCATCCACCAGATGCAACCTGTTAAATACTTAGACTCTATTATTAAACGTAAGTCTAGTTTTCTAAGGTACACACGTAAGTGTAATTGTTGCAACAGGGATGAGTTATACACTACCTCTAATTCTCACTGGGACGGGCGTCAGAGTGAAGTTGAGAAGGTTTGGTACATTGGTGACTATAATATTATAACGTTGCTTAAACGTGCATTACGGAGGTTTAAATAACTGTTGACACAACACCATGTTTAGATTATAGTTACCACACTTAATGAATAGGAGGATACAACTAATGAACACACTACTATTAAAATTAGAACCAATGACACAAATGATGCTTCGTCAGCAGATTAAAGATTCACAACCTAACACTTTTGTAGCTTACTTAATCTGGTTAGTGCTAGGTTGGCTTGGTGGTCACCATTACTACCTTGCTATTAGGAGTTCCAGGGATACTAGGACTGTATTTTTGTGTCTTGGATTATTATATACATTCACCCTTGGGCTAAGTTTCGTTGGTTGGATGTTTGATTTATTTGGGACAGGTTTTTATTCACAACTTGTTAAGAAGAATAATGAAGATACTATTGTAAATGATTATCTAAAAGCCAAGGGTTTAGGTGGTAAGGTAACACCAAGTGAAGTGGCTAAGAATGTTGGTAAGTACAGTTTACCTGTTAATAAAGGAGGGAAGTATGAAATTTTTTGAACATTTAGTCTTAGTCTTAGATCATACAAACCGTTGTAATGATCTAGACAGATTTAATGAATACTGGTTAAGTGGTAAAGTTACATACTCCAAGGAAACACTACACACTGTAGAAAAAGATATAATCAGTATTAGGCATGACTTAGCATATGGTAAATTAGACTTAGATGTTGGCCTAACAATGATCACAACTTTAGGTGGTATTCGTAATTTAGTTAAAGAGTACTTCACATAAGTGTAGTAATATAATAAAATGGTTATAAAGGTGCTGTAGTATAATGATAATGTTTTGGAGAAGAAATAATGAACAATGTTACAAAAGCCGTATCATGGTTAATATCCAACTGGTTGGAAGATGATCGTGTTAAGTATACAGAACAATTAGCCATTCTTGCAGAAAGACAAGTTAGATACCTGATGAAGGAAGGTAGTGGTATTGATCTACCAGAACTTGGTTGGTATGAAGTGGAGGAGTTAATTGATATCCTATACGAAAATGATGATTGTTAGTTTTGGATTAACTAAGTTAGTATAGTAATCATTTATCTTTTATATAATATAAGAGATATACAGATAACTTGGTAAAATGTATCACTATTGATATAATTAACACTATCAATATGTGATATAAAATAGGTATACTTGTATCATAATATGAGGTATAATATACTATACTCAAATTAAGGAATGTTATGATAAACACTAAATATACAGAGGAGCAATTATTGTATGCTTCTGCCAAGGCAGAGGAATGTAGGCTTTCTACACTAGAAAGAAAGTATTATAGTGATCTTGCTAAACAAAATAGAATAGATAAAGGCCTTAAAACTAACAAACTAACTGAAGTAGAGTTAGAACAAATTATTGATCTATGGTGTGATAATGGTATGGATAATTTAACTAAAGCTTTTACTTATGTATATAGTAACTCTAAAGATCTTATGTATAAAGAGGTAGATTGGGTTAAAGCTATGACAGGTAATCTATACTATCAAGATCAACTTAGTAGGGTTATTGATAGATGTACAAAAACAAATATGTTAATTGTAAAGAATAGTTCTATCTTTGATAAGAAAAAACTTAACACTAGAAGAACACTAAGTGCGAGGATAATAGAGATGAAAACGATCTATGAAGTAGAGCTTAAGTTAATGGAAAAGGACAATGTTATTAGTGCTAAGGATAAAGAGATCTTAGAACTACGTAGTAGGTTAGAATCAGAACTTGGTTGGGAAGCACTAGCTGAAAACTTAATATTATCTGGTGATTATAAAATTAAAGAAATTTCTGAAAGGGTTGGTAAGAGTATTCCTACTATAAATAGATTGAAGAAGAAACTTAAAGATGAAGGATTTTTAAAATGATCACACAGAAAACTGAAATTAAACATACTTTCACATTAGAATTAACTGAACAAGAAATGTTAGCACTAGATGGTATGATGGGTTATGGTGCAGATGATTTCCTTAGAGTGTTCTACCAATATTTAGGTAAGCATTACTTACAACCACATGAAGGTGGAGTAAGATCGTTGTTTAAAAAGGTACGTAGTTTTGATGCACCAAGTAAGATTAAATAGGAGGATTTAAATTGGATTATAAAACAGTGACACCAGAAGGTAATAATATTTGGCTGATGCAAGGAGATTGCCTTGAACGTATGAAAGAGATACCAGATGGTAGTGTTGATATGATATTAACAGATCCACCATATGGTACGACTGCTTGCAAGTGGGACTCAGTGATTAACTTAGCATTGATGTGGGAACACTTGAAAAGGGTTATTAAACCTAATGGTGTTATTATTATGACTGCAGCTCAACCATTCACAAGTAAACTTATTATGAGTAACCCTAAAGATTTTAAGTACTGTTGGTACTGGAATAAAGTTCTTCCAAGAGGCCACCTTAATGCAAAGAAACAGCCGTTAAGAGTTATAGAAGAGGTGGTAGTATTCTACAGTAAGCTATGTATTTACAATCCAATAAAAACTCAAGGTCATAAGAGAAAAATAGCTCATACCAAATACAAAAAGGAAGGTGACGGATCTCAGGTATATGGTAAAGAAGTTAGAGATACTAAATACGATTCTACAGAAAGGTACCCTATAGGTGTCATTGAAATTAGTACAGCTAATCAACAAGGTAAAATACATCCTACACAAAAGCCAGTAGAGCTTATGGAGTATATGATTAAAACCTATACCAATGAAGGTGATACAGTTTTGGACTTTACTATGGGGAGTGGTACTACTATCAAAGCAGCCAATAACCTTAACCGTAACTCTATCGGTATTGAGATGGGTAAGTGTGAGAAGAAAGGCCATAAATATGAAAGTATGGACTGGACTGATGTACTAGCTGATCAATTAGGAATAAATAATGAAACTGCTCAACACCAACAACCTTGAACAGTTTGATGAGTACGGTGGTTATTACAAAGGTGGTGAGTGTGATGTAACTCGTTTCTACCTTGATATTGTAGACCATATATCCACAACCAAAGATATTGATAAAAGTAGTATTGTGTTACTTGATGATTGGCAAGCTGGTGAAATTTGTATCTACATTGATAAGAAGTGGAGTGGGTATTTATCCAGTTATCAGAATGATATAGATGCTAACTGGTTGGAGTATCAGAATGACCAAGGTCATTCACATTGTGATATTGCAAGTTTTGATTGTCCTGATGAGGATAATTGTCCGTTTACTACTTATGCTGGAGATAACACTGAACTTACTATACGGGGTATGAAGATTATGGATGATAATTATTTTAATTACTCTTTAACTAAAATGCAATATGCTGTTGATTCCATAACAATTACTAAACCTACAGGCCTCAAAGGTGAAGAACTTTTGAAATGGTTATTGACATAGCACTAACCCTCTGCCATAATGCATCAACATTAGGTAGAGGGTTTTATTAGGAGTAAAATATGGGTTTAGACATAAGAGCTTATGGTGGTGTTAAGTTAGTAAAAGAGACAGACTTTAATATTGAATGTATGTGGGAATGGGCAGAGGAGAATATAGAAGGTGATAAATTTACCATTCCTTTTTCAAACCCATATTTCCCTACACAAAGTATAGGTATATCAGATGGAGTTTACACTTTCGAGGATTGTTACAGTCAGTTCAGCAGATCATACTCAGGTTATAGTACTTTAAGAGAAGCTATAGCTAAGGCTTCTGGTGTAGAACCTATGACAATATTAGAAGACTCTTTTAACAAACCCTCAACTTTAGATTATGGAGGTAGTCGGCAGTCTTATATAAAAACCCTTCCATATTTAAGTAGGTACTGGTTTGGTACAGACACCCCTTATACTCTAGGATTATTACTAAACTTCTCTGACTGCGAAGGTGTGATAAATTTAGTATGTTGTAAGATGATCCTTGAAGGTTTAATGGTAATAGATGAGAGACACCCAGCCATATTGGAACATGCCAGAAGTTTCCATGATCTTAAAGAGACTTTTAAGTTTGCAGTAGTAAATAATGGGTTTGTTGAATTTAGTTAAGGAATAGAATATGTCAGGATTTAAAGATGTACCTGTAGGTACTAAATGTTTCGTTACTACTAGGAATGGTTGGTATACTACAGTTATCACACGTTACACTAAGACTATGGTATTTACAAAAAGTAGTAAGCAGAAGGCTGAAACTAAGTGGAATATTGAAAATGGTAGCCAAATAGGGACTGATAGGTGGACTAATAATGTACTGCAGGTATTTAATGACACCCATCAAGAAATAGTAGACAAACACATACTAATTCGTAGATTACACAGTACTCTTGATAAGTTAAAGGATAAAGCAGAGGGTCTCACACAAGAAGATTTAGATTTATTGAATACTATGTTATAACGCGAGGGTGTAATATGAGTATTGAACTAGCAGATGTAGTAGAGTTATTAGAAACACAACATAAGCTTACCATGTTGCGTATCAAAAATAAAATTGACATATGTATGAACAATAATATAGACTGTTCAACAGAGGATCGTATAGCATACATGACTGCAGTAATGGCACTAAAAGAATTACGGGTGGGGTTGATTGATGACTTCATTGGTACACTAAAACTAATTAACCGTTAAACTAAAGGAGAAACATATGGATAACTTAATTTGGGTAATTTATTTAATTGACGTAGTTTGTGGCGATATGGTTGGTATAATGTTTCTATGTGTGTTTGGGTTTATAGGTTCATTCACTATGTTCCTACTTGTAAAAACTGCACCAACTAACTACAATGGTACTCCAGCACTATCTGCTGGTATCAGTAATATGAAGTGGGGATTGTTTAGTATTTTATTTCTAATACCATTACTGCTATCTAATTTCATACCATCGAAAGATACCGCCTACAAAATGTTAGCTGTATATGGTGTCAGTGAAGTAGCTAAAAGTGATAATGTTAAAGAGTTGATGGGTGATGGTATGGACATACTAAAGCTTACACTTAAAGATTACAAAGAGAAGCTTGAAGGTAGTCTTGATAAACCTAAAAGTAATTAACTCCTAGGACACGCTACAAGGCACTTTAATCTAAACTTGGATACATTGTATACCTAACACATTAAAGTGTCTTAGAATTGGATTTAGGCACACTCACGTTGATATTGGAGGATAGAAATGAAGTGTACAATTGAATGGTATGAAGGGGAACTTCCAGATGCTATGTCTTGTCATGAATGTGGTAACTATTCACAAGATGGAAGCTGGTGTCAAGATTGTTTAGATAAATGTGATGACCAACTAGAAGAATACGAAGAACGTAAACGTGCTAGATTAGCTGAACAACAAGAATACTAAGGTGGTTATTAAATGAAACGAACATTTTACTCCACATATGCAATGGATGGTAAACGTTATGAATTGATTGCATCTATGTTGCAACAAGGTTATGTTATGAAGTATAAGTGGATGCCACAAATTATGGGTGAGAAAATGACAATTATTTGGGAGAAGGAGGTTTAGGATGGGTTTTGTATTCACAGTAGACACAACAAGTACCAACACTATAGAGGATAATAGTGGTTTTGATCAGGACTGCGATGTCTCTGTGAAGAAGCAGTTTATCCCTACAGAAGAACAAGAGGCAGCTAAAGATTTAGCATTAAATAATAGCACTATTAAAATACAAGCAGTAAGTGGTAGTGGTAAAACTTCTGAACTAGTATATATATCCACATTCTTACCTGAACCTAGTTTATATATGACGTTCAACGTAACAATGGCAAAAGAAGCTGGTAATAAATTTGGTAATCATGTTGAGTGTATGACCACTCACAGCCTTGCTTATAGAAAGATAGGTAAAGGTTACCAACACAAATTATCTCGCCCTCAAGGTCGTTATGTCAATGTAGCATTAACTGGATCAGAGGTTGCAAGGTTCTTCAGGTTACCCGACTTTGAGATTAGTGAAAAAGAAGATATAAGTAAAAACTTTCTTGGTTTAATTATCAAAGAGACAGTTGAACGTTATGAGATGAGCGATCAGCAAGAATTGGATGCTACTAATATACCATACCATCACATAAAAGCACTTGAAGATAAGCATGGTAAACTATTCCCAAAGAAGAAGTTTAAAAGTTTTATATTACGACAAGCAATTAAGTTATGGGAAGAACGTACAGATAAATATAGTGAAGTTTGTTGTAAGCATAACACTTACTTAAAGCTTTACCAATTATCTAAACCTGACTTATCATCTGAGTACTCTGTTATCTATATGGATGAAGCACAAGATTTAAATCCAGTAACCAGATCTATACTTTTAATGCAGAAAGACAAGTGTAAATTAATTATTGTTGGGGACAAATTCCAGCAGATCTACAGTTGGAATGGGTCTGTTAATGCAATTCAAAGTATAGACGCACCAGAAACAAGTTTAAGTAAAAGTTTTAGATTCGGAGAGGAATCAGCCAAACTTGCTAGTCTTATTTTAGGTAATGCTGCAGACGTAAAAGGTAATGAAGATGTTGAAACTAAATTAGGTATTGATGTAGTAGACTACACTAAACCTCATACGTTCTTATTTAGAACTAATATGGAATTAATATTTACTGCTGTAAAACTTATCAAAGAAGGCAATAGTGTTAATGTTAATATCGACATGAAAGACTTTGTAGGCATGCTTAAGTCTGCTGATGCACTGTACCAAGGTGACACTAAGGCAGTTAAACATGAGAATATTATACCTTTTTCTACGTGGGACGATTTGGTAGAGGAAGGTAAGAATGATAGAGAGTTAGGGCGCATTGTTAGTATTGTGGATGATGGAGATGCAGATAAAATGATCTCTATCCTACATTCACACAAGAATACTAATGATGCCCTGATTACTTTAACTACGGCTCATAAAGCTAAGGGCCTTGAGTATCAGCAAGTTTGTTTAGCTTCTGATTTCCCAAGTAATTATAACCGTAAAGGAGAGTTTGTTGGTTTATCAGAAGAAGAACGTAACCTATTATATGTTGCGGCAACACGAGCTATAAACGCATTGAACATTAATACTACTTGCCAAGAGTTCTGTGATATGGGGGATAAAAGTGTTAATGTTACTAAAAAGAGTAATTTACCAAACTTAATTGTAAATGTATCCTCTATCCAAACCTTTAACCAAGCTGATTTTAGTTTAGCTTTGAGTGGTGGATTTTTAAAACCAAAAGGAGATATGGCACAGTTAGCCTTAGAAGATGTTATGGTTATGGAAGGACTGCGGGATGATTACGCTAATAGTGATATGTCTGATGCGGACGCATTTGAACACGGATTCTTAGATAGTTCAGGTTGTACTACGGAACTTGCAGACCTAAAAGAGAGTCGGGTTAATCTTGACAGTAAAGAAGAACTAGATGCGAGGATTAATGACTTATCTATTTTAATTTGCTAAATTAAGGAGGTTTAGTATGAAACACAACAATGAAAACCCAGATGATTGGAAAGTTTTAGGTTACACAGTAAAAGATAACAAAACTCTACAACTTCACATTGATAATGATGATGGGCATATTTCTGGTCACGACATTACTTGTTTGACAGTAGAGTTGGATAAGAAGTTATTAACTAATATGTTATCGTACCTTAAATAAATTACACAAACTAAAAACCCCTCAGACTTAATCTGAGGGGTTTAATATTAAATTAACAAGGTATTATTTGTTCACAGTTATTTATTATGGTATTACATAGTATTACGTTATTAACTGACCACCATGTAGATATTGGAATATATAATACATAACTTTTACCTCTGGTAGAGTTTCTTGTCAGGATAATAGTACTTTTTGCAGCTTTACTATACATGGTATAATCCTATTCTTTCTCAGTCTGGTATTGCCAAGGACGTAGTTCTCTATCCCTATCACTTTGAAGTTGTGTGGTTAAATCTTTCTGACCTTCCTTCAAGTCTTCTACATCATCACGCAAATACTTCAAGTCACGTTCCATTCTGATCATACCATCACGCATCTCAACCAGTAACCTATCCTTTTGTTCTGCTGAAACTCTGGCACTAGTATTAGCTTGCACATCATTATAAATAGATAACACACCAATTAATATTGCAATAGAAATACCTACTGCCACAGGTTTGAAGAAAGACTCTGCCATATTAGCCATTAGTTTCTACTCCTAAATCCATCACGTCTGCCACACTTAGGTATCATACTCCAACCATTACGAGAGTCTGTATTAGTTTTAACACGATCAAACTCTTTCTGTGAAACACCACCAATTAATACTATAGCTTTATCTTTTGTGTTATCAATCAATGACTTACATATATACTGTGGATTAGCAAGAAAATCGTCATAAAGTGTACCCCATGATGCAGCAGTACCCCCATCACTTCCAGTTTCAAATTCTTTCTTAATAACACGTTGACCAATACGTTCTTCAATTCGTTTAAGGTCTCCAGAAGCACCAGTGGCTGCCGAACCTTGCATAGCACGTCTATCTAGATACTGTAAAGCCTCTAGGAGGGACTGATAGGTAACAATACATAAATTATCGTCAATGTCCCCATACTCTGTTATTTTATTAACTATAATAAAGTCGAGGATCTCATCACTAAGTATTGATGTTGACAGTCCTCCTAAATAGTAGCGCACACTACTATTGATCTCACTAACCACTAATGCCACAAAACACCTCCAAATTTATTTAAATATTGTTTGACTTGTTCAATAACACAGTATACCATGTTTACACTTTAGACAAAAGATGAACTTAATAGGAG